GCCAGTTCCAGAGCCTGCTGATTCGCCACCATCTCTCATATCAATTTCGGCTATACCGCCTTGATTAAAATATTGTCTGTTAATTTCACCGCCACCAGCTACATTTAGGACTGATGGTTTTGGTGCTAATCCGAATTCTGCTCTAGTACCGCCAGTTCCCATATCACTTGCTAGTTGGTATCTGCCTAGAGAATCCATCATCACTTGAGGTGTTGCAGCTATACCGCCTTCTCTACGCTTGTAATCGTCATATACAGTCTTACCTAAGATACCCATCGCTGCTAAACCGCCTATACCGCCTGGGAACTTATCAAAAATACTATCTTTGCCGTATTTTTCCTCTAAGCCACTTTTACCGCCAAAACCTAAGTAGTCGCCAATATTTTTAATCCAATCTGGTGTTCCACTTTTACTTGTATTTGCAATACCGCCTTCTGGATATTTTTCTAATTCTTTTTGCAAAAGAGCTATATGATTTTCCATTTCGTCATATAAACCAATATCGCCCATCGCAATACCCTCTTGACCTTTTATTTTTGCAGCTTCTATTGCTTTTTCTATACTGGTTCTTGCGGTTGCAACATTTGGATCAGGAATGATACCTACGGATGGATTTATAGTTGAAACTGATCCAGTCCCAGGTATTCCAGGTATTCCATATTCTTGAGAGGCGAACGTGCCTAGTCCTGAAGCTAATACTTGTTTATCAGAACCGCCTGCAACTTTGGTAATCGCTGCATTTATAATTGCGTCTTTTGCTGCTTTGTTCTTGAAAACAGATGTTATTGCGTTTGTAATAAATTCTATTGCCATTTTTTGACTGCCTACATAATATTATTAGGAATATCACACATTTACAGAAATATTTCCATTAGTTTTGACAGAAACACTCCCTAATGTTGCTTGCAGTTCATATCCTTGTGGATTAACTGGATTATGAAGCTGTATCCATTTGTTGCCTGTATATACTTGTAACACGCCAATAGATGTGTTCCATATTACATCACCTTGTTTAAAAGCTAAAGTGCTTATTTGTTGATCGTTGAATTGCGGAGTTGAATTTGGATCAAAACTACCTAAGTTAATTTCTAATATTCTGACTAAACGATTGAAAATTTCTTTTCTTGCAAATTCATTAGACTCAACTGGCAATCTTGTTTCTAATAGTTTGCTCATCTTCTGCCATCATTTTTAACATCAATCCTAGTTGCGCCCAATCGCCACCCTAAAGATAAATTACCAGAACCTGATTGATCGTCATTTGATTCAACACGCAATACAGCTTGTCTTCCTCTTGCTCTGATATTGGCTTTAGTAGTAGAAGAGGTTATTTCTGAAGTAGCTCTAGTTGTTAATGATTGTCCAGGGTAATTTCTAGTTTTAGTTACAATATTGACAGAACCATCGTTAGAATCTTGCAAGAACCTTATATCAGGTATTATAGAAGATATTGAGGTAAATCTATCGCCATCATCCAAATCAAAGTCACTTGACTCGATGAAAACATTTGTCATCGCACTTCCGTCGTCGTCATATCCTATTTCATGTTGATATAAATAATTATCTTTAGTAGCTTGCGGATAGCTAACAACACCTGAGTCTAACCAAGAAGTTCTTTCTAACTGACCGTAGTACCAAACTTTTTCTTGCGTGTTAAAAATAACATACCTATCTATTTCTTCTGATGACGATGATGGGTAAAACCAACCTATTTCATTATTTTCGGTGTTAGTAAATGCGTGTATTTTATATGCTTGACCATTATTAATATCAGAGAATACGTAACTTTGTACGGAACAAGGTAATTTTTCTACCGTACCGTTATATAGATAAAAACTACCATAACTCATAAAGTAGATACCACTATCCGCAGTAACCGCTGCTTTTGGCCCTATCAATCCTGTTGCTTCGTTGATTAGATTGACTGAAAAAGTAAATGGAGGCCCAACGAACTGCATGCTGTAAACAGAAGTATCAGTAAAAACTACTATTTCCTGTCTTGATTTAACTGCACCCACTATCAATGATCCACTTGATAATCTTAAAGAACCTGCACTATTGGTAATTAATGGCTCAAATTCTAATTCATTTTCTTGATCTGAGAATGCAATCAACATCGGATCAATAGTACCACTTCTACTACTTCCTGATATTGGATCTGCACCCAAAACTATTAAATGTCGATCAATTTCAGAGGTAATAACCTGTAAAGCAACTGTTGGTACTAAATTAGCTCCAGTTATATCAGATATTGCAACTGCCCTAGTGCTTGTACCGTCATCTTGTTTCCAACGATAAACACCACCGCCTCTAGGATTAATGATTAAGTTCTCTCCAAAATTATCGTGCGTCCAAAGTCTTAATTGGCCATTTGCAGTTAGCGCACTTGTTGATCCAAATGTCCCTGCACCCCAAGTACCTGACCCCCAACCAGCAGAAGGTACGTAACTATCTAGTCCTACGTTTATTTGGTAAGAACCATCAACGCCAGACCCTCCGTTACCTGAATCACTACTATTTGCTGTAACTTCATCTCCATCTGTATCTTTAGCTACAAATGTATATGTATTTGCACTTGGTACACTTGCTATCTGATATTCTTGATTTAAAACATTTGCAGTTATAAGTCCTCCCAAACTAACAGCACCACTTAAAGTAACAAAATCACCAGTTACTGCGCCATGTGAAGAATCTGTAGCTGTTATTGTTGATGAACCGTTCGTTGCAGCAAAGGTAATACTATTAGTAGATGTTTTTCTTATTGGCGTTACATCGTTATATACTGAACCGTCTTTTATATAATATTTAAAAGTAGTTCCTAGTCCTAGATAAAGGTTACTACCAAGACTCATCCAATTGTGTAATGCCCTACTTGTTCCTAAATAGGTGTTACTGCTTATTTTTTCCCAACCACTCATCTTTTCAACGTGGCCGTTTCTAAACCTTATTAAGTTACAGTCAAACCAGCCATCCTCATTATCGTAGGCTGTACCTTCTCTATTTATACCTGGTCTAAAAAGTCTTTTTATATATGGCATCTATACGTTTTCCCATTCTTTACCTTCAAACAAAAAAGCCTCTGCCTCTCTACGTCTGATTAATCCATCAAGAACTTTGCCTCCTGCCTTGTTCCATCTTTTTATTTGTACTGGCACTTCATCATATTTTTTATCATTCAAAACAGAAAGTAAAGTTGATGAAGATAAGTTCCCACTACCTAAATTGAATACCCAAGATACCATCGCGTCAAACTGGTTCTGCTCTAAAGGCACTTTAACCATATCGTTAATGTAACCCTCATATTCGTGCATTTCTTCTTTCAAGAGTGCCTCTGCTTCTTCTTTAGTTATCTCCATATCTTCAGTCACGCCTTTTATTGTTCCATATCCAATGGTTAAAACATTTGCTGCGCATCTATAGGCTTTAAGTTCGCAACCCTCAAACTTTTTTATAAGAGACAAACCTTCTTCAGATATGTGCATTCTAGTAATCTCCCCACACTTTTTCTTTCTTACCGCCAAAATATTCAACAGCGTGTCCTTCTTTAATAAGCATTTGGCAAATGTCTTCGCCACCTTCTGTATATGGAATGCCCAGTATGCGACCATATTTTCCTTTTCCTAAAGATTTTAATTTAAATGATCCAACGCAAAGCTCTTTCAATCGTTCTTTTGCAGCTAATCCTAGTTTCTTTTCAGCTAAATCTCTAGTTCTGGATTCAGGAGTGTCGATTCCATGCAGTCTAACGCGCTGTTTATGCAGTTTTACATCAAACCCTAGGTCTAGTATACAATCAAATGTATCGCCATCTACAACGCGATCAAGCGTTGCTCTGTATACAAAAGCGTCTGGAGATTTACTCATTATTATTTTCCTCGTTGTTTGTAAGGTCGTTATCTCTATAATACTTTATTATTGTAAGAGATTGCCTTATATATCTTTTTATATCAGCTATATTGTTTGATAAGTTTTCGTAACCTTGAGATGTTAGTCCGTAATATGCAACGGCAGGTGCATCCCCAGTATCGTAGTTCTCTATATATGTTCTCATTGTTTCTGGATTTAACACTTTCCATTTTATCTCTGCTGGATTTATATTTTCTGGAAGTGGGGGATGATATATGGGAGCAGGCTCTCTTACAGTTATTATTTCAACCTGTTTAGTTTCTGGTGTTTTATCAAACAAATTACCGTATGTAGAACATCCAGTAATAAAAAAAACACTAATTAGTAATAACTTCTTCATCAAATTGTCCTGGATTAGTAAGTTCTACAAGTTCAGAGTTTACTTTTTTTGTACCTCTATTGACAATACCTTCGATTAATCCAGGCTTTGCAATAGCTAAGTTGTTTAAATCGTGTCTAGCAAAAGTATTTCTAAGTTTTGTAACCTCTGCGTTTGCTTTACTGTTTTCTTCTGTAAGTTCTTTAATTCTTTCTTGATTTACTTTTTGGTTTTCTAGTTGCTCTTTCATTCTTTCGTTTTGTTCAGATACAGTATTCTCCAAGACTTTTTGATTCTGAATAGCAACATTTAATTCTAATTGCAATTTTTCTATTTTTGACTTTTGTAAATTAATGTATAAAGCACTACCAGCCAAACTTGCTATTAGTAAACCACCTAGTATTATGTTTGTTTGTATGCCCATTTCTTTAGTTTAACCTAAATAGATCAATATTTTAACTACCTTGCTTAATATTGATTGACTGTGATTGTCTTATTACAGTTTGTTGTGCAATTTAAAGTGACTGTATAATTCTGATTAGTAGATCCTGATTGCGTTGCATTTACTGTATAATTACCTTGTTTGACCAATATATTTCCCACATGAGTTCCATCACCGCTTTGTGTTAGGTTTACTGTATTATTATCAGATGGATTATTTCTAAACTCTATATCACCGTCTTTAGCACCACTTCCTGATTGCGTTATTGTGGCATCATTGTTGTTGCAGTTGCCGCATGATTTGATATAGGCATTGTGATTGCCTGTTCCTGATTGAGTGATTATCCAAGCTGAATCATCACCGAATGCTCTCATCTTTGCATAGAAGCTGTTTCCTGTTTGCGTGATAGTATAGACGTTATCATCACCTTGCATATATATCTCACCGTAGTTGCTGTTACCTGTCTGAACTATAGTAGCAATATTATCATCATCATCTAAATCTAAGTATCCAGTATTATTATTACCATTTTGAGTAATGGTATATTGATTATCTGTATGGTTACTAACTTGAGAGTATGCTTTTGCTAAATTACTTGTTCCATCTTGGTCAATGTTAATGGTTGCATTTGAACAATTATGCGTAGTGTATGTTCCATTTGATAAACCACACCAAACTGTTGTTGTATTGTTTGAACCGTTTTGATCTATATTTATTGCTGTACTTGAACCTTTAGTTTGTATATTTATTGTATTGTCATCGGCTTCTAAACTCATCATCCAAAGACCAAAAATCAAAATAATGAGATAACTAATTAGACTGATTAATGAATATTTCACTTTCGCCACCTCCGTTTATTGTTGCCTCAATCTGTTGTCCTGCTGATAAAATTGATATGTTGTATGCACCATCTTTATCTAATTGTAAATCAATAGTATTTTCTACTTGCCTAAATATTGTCAGCATTGATCCATCAACAAAAGTATATGTTTGTGTAACTGGATCAAATGGTGGTGTAATACCTTCTATTTCAACACCCTCTAATACACTAACCTCTGATTTTTTATTTACATTAGTTTCAATTACAGCTAATAAATCGGTAAGAAAATCTATATTAAGTAGATCAATATCTAATCTATCAATATTTTCTAGCTCATCTTCATCAAGATAATCTTTGTCTAGTTCATTTTCTTCAAGTAAATCAACATCTAAGATATTATCTGCTCTAGTATTTTGTTCTTCAACAGCTTTTTCTGTTTCTTCAGGCGGATTAACAATCAATAAGTTATCAATAAAATCTAAAGTCATATTGGTTAATGTTACTGGTCTTGTAGGCATTTGTTCAGCTACAGTTACTACTGTTGCTTGAAAAGGTTTATTCATTACAACAGTACCTGCAAATGTTGTAACAGTTATTTCACCACTAGATGTTCCATCTTCATTGGGCAAAAGTATAACCATTGTTCGCCCAATTTCATCACTAGTTATTGTGAAGTCCGTGCCTCTTATTCCGACAAATGCTCCATTGGCTTTAATTTTGACGTTTTTATTAGGTATTTTTCTTTTTGTTTTACTTGAAATAAATCTTCCAGTGCCTTTTATAAATGACAATGCAAGTTGACTTTTTGCTGGATTTGGATCAAAAACGAATGTATCAATTATTACTTTTGAATGTTCAGTCAATTTTATTTCTGTATCATCAATAAAACGGATAGCCATACGGCCATTACCAGTTCTAACATCATCATTAGAAAATATATCTAATGCTAATTCTGCAAGCAGTTTATCTGTAGTATCTACGCGAGTAACTTCTCCATTTCCCCTTATCTCAGAAATAGAACCTATATCTGCGTGTACTATTGGAAATAAAACAATTTGAAGTAATACAGAAAAAAGTATTAACAGCCAGAAGTGCATTGATCTATATCAATAGTACCATTAGATGTCGTAGATATAAGGCTTAATATACCACTTGTACTACCGCCACTATTTGTTTGATCAACATCTATATTATTACTGTTACCTGTTACTGATGCTGTAATACTGTGGTCAGCGTTTCCAGTTTGAGTAGTATCTATATCGTTACTGTTTCCGCTTACTGTCCAGTTATTGATGCACCCAACAACCTCGCAAGATGCGTTTATATCGTTAGATGTACCTGTAACCGCAAAATCTTGATTACCTGCTGTTGCTGTTGCACTTGCACCTTGAGAGAATGTAAGTACGTTACTATCACCTGTTGCGGCATAATCAAAGTCTGTATTAGCAATATCACCACTTCCACCACCTGTTAAGGTAGTAGTATTACTGTCACCAGTTGTATTAACAGTAAAAGATGTACTATTTCCTTGCGCTATAGTTGCGGCTAAAGTATTTGAATCGCCAACTTGGTCAACGTCTACAGTCATTGAAGTACCAGTTAATGAAACCCTTGTTTGGCTTGTTCCTACTTTGTTGGTATTTCCTATCTGGTCTATATTCATAGTAAGACCAGTACCACTTTGCGTAATATATATTAAGTTGTTATCAGCAAAGGATATACTTGCAGCTAAAACTGCTGCTAAAAATATAGAACACCATACTCCTATATTAAAAACTTTCATATCACTCATCCTCTTTATAACTCCACATATTTAATTCTACACCTTGTATCACCAAAGCGTAAACTGCTGCTTCAATAGCAGACTTGACAGCATAACTTACAGTTTCATTCTCTGTTAAACCACTTTCAAGCTCTACTAATTCAGTTCCACTTTCATAAAATTTGAATACATCAGACCCTGCTCCAGCAGAAAAAATAGTCTTGCTTGTAGATACATTCAACAATATTTCACCTGTTTGCACAAGTACAGCCCTCAAAGATACAGTAAGTCTATCTCTTCTGTACCTATTGTTAATTGAAATTCCCAACGTTCTTGCGCCAATTCCACCTGTCATGTAATTACTGTCATAAGAAATAATCCCACCTTCTAAAATGAGTCCAGCATACAACAAAGGCATTAATTTGTTAGAACCTTCACCGTCATAACTTTCTCTAGTATTTACAATAAGTTGGCGTTCTCTAGTTAAGTTACTAAGACCGATTCTTTCAATTACAGTAAACCAACTGCCTTTGCCAGCGTTCATTAAGGCTTCCATTAAATACAGATCAGCACCCTGGGTAACTGCTGTTGAAAACAGTGCCATATTATCTGCATTTTTTCTTTGACCAGTAAAATCAGAAAATTTGTATACAGTTACAACTGCTTTTCTTTTTGGTTTTTTTAAATCAATTAAAGCCTGTAAGGAGGGTCTTTCTATTATTGGCCCTTCTTTTGTACCTAAAACACCCACTGGTGCGCATCCGTACAAAAAAAATAATAATATTAAGGAACGCATGGTTCATCAGCGCAGATACCGAATGAGCCAATGGGTATTCGTATTTCTGTCGTTACTCCATCTATGTCAAGAATTGTTAAGACTATTTCTGTTCCTGTATTTATAAAATTTATTGTATTTCCCTCTAAATCAATACTTCCTCCTGATCCACCGCTATCATCAAATAATGACTCTGCTAAATCTTGAGATAAACGTGAAAAGACTCTGGATTCTAAGTTTCTAACAAATTTAGAAAGCGTTGTATTTTCTGCTTCTCTAAGAGCTTCATCTATTGCAGACTCTATATCTTCAACAATTTTAGCTTTCCGCGTTCTTTCTTGTTCATCAACAGTAAGTACGTGAGCAGAATAACCAATACCACTGAATGCTGGATTTTTAAATACAAAAACTAAATTATCTGCATTTAATTTGTTAAAAAATGAAGAAATTATAAATATAAAACAGATATAAAAAAATATATTACAAATTATCTCTAAATCATTTTTTATTTTCATTATGGTCTACTAACTTATTCTCTTCTTTTAATTCTAAAACTGTATTTACCTTTTGTTGTAATCGTATCATATCTTGGTCTAACAAGCGTAATTGATCGGTAAGCCTAATAATGGTGACTTTCATCTCCTGGACAGCAGGATCTATTTTATTGGTAATTGTTTGCCATACAAAGTAAACAAAATAACCAAGACCAGCTACCATGACTATGGGGAATCCAAAATCTGAAACAATTTTGACAATATCCATTACTTGAACTTCTTTTGTATGTATTTTATACCTGCGTATATAGATAAGCCGTAGATTGCAAATAAGGTAAGACTGCCGAAAACAATCAAGTAATCTGATGGGTACAGGTATATAAGACCGAATAGACCGTCTACAACTGCTTCTGCGTCGCCTATCGGTGGTAGGTTAATCTCTTCTTGCATCTATCTTTCCGTCCTCAACAAAATTTTCTGCTCTGGCTATTCTATCAAGATCGGGAGATAAATTTAAAGCAGCAGATACGCAAGTGTCTATCCGTATCATATCGTTGTTCATTGTTGCTGCTCTGGTGATAAGCATTTTAGATATGGCTTGAACTGTATTGATTTCGTTTACTAAGCCATCCATAAGCTGTTTCATTACTAGAAAAATGAAATAAGCCATTATAAGTCCACTTGCAATTGGCAGACCTAATTCAGCGATTAGGTCAAATGCTTCCATCACTCCTCGCCTTTGAAAGTCTTACTTTGTCCAGATGTACCTGCGTATATGCCAAAAACTGCTGCCATTGCTCCTGTTACAACAGATACTAAACCAGCTTGCTCTAAATTAGGCTCTGGTATGGTCATAAACCAAGTGATAACTTTGTATAGTAAAACTATATAGACACCTACAAATACTCTTGGAAATATTCTCCAAGCGTCAACAGTTCTAGCCAAGTGAATCCACTTTTGAAAAGGATTTACACCAATATTATTGGGAGTGACTTCAACTTCTACTTCAAGTTTTTTTTTAATTGGTTCTTCAGTCATAAAAATTTACTTAATATTATTGATCCAAAAATAAAAGGATAAACGCCCCAAATTAAAGCTTCGAGTCGTTTAAATTTTTCAGAACCTTCATCAAGTCTTTTTTCGATATATTTATATCGAATGGTACACTCACGTTCGTGCGTTCTAATTTCCGATAATGCGTCTTTTACAGTAGGCATTATTTATTTTTTTACTTTAACGTAAGCCTCATTGACATCAGGGGTATTTGGGTCATCAGCCACAAACCTACCTTTTTCAGTCCTTGCTCTTACTTTTTTATATTCACTTTCATGAGTAGAAACGTTTTCTTTTTTTGAAAAAAAACTTTTAAGAGATGTCCACCATTTCATAGTCTATCCTTCTTTTTTAGTTGCTTTTTTCTTTTTAGTTGCTTTTTTCTTTGTAGTTTTTTTCTTAACTACTTTTTTCTTAGTCTTTTTACTACTATCTAAATAATAACTTTTTTTGCTTCCCATTTTACTTATCCTTTGCTTTACCAATATTTAAGGCCAATAAATCAATAAACTTATAAATTTTGCCTATCCAGGCATCGTCTTTCGGTGTAGGTGTTGATGCTGCTATTAAACTAGCAACAGTAACTATTGTTGTTGCCCACGTAACTAAATTAATTAATGAATCCATAATATTCTCCTAAATTAAGCTGCTTCCTCAACAATATCCCAACAGTTAAGATTAGCAGCGACTGTTCTTCTTTCACCTTTACCCTGAAATGGGTAAACCATATGTTGCAACCAGCTAGGAAATAGATAAAGTTTTCCTACTTGTGGTCTTAAAACAAAACTAGGTGCTGGTTTTAATATTTCAATATCAGTAACGTGTCCTTGCCCATAGTTAAAAGCTAAACACCCATCTGAATGCCCACTTGCGTTATATAAACTATACTCAGATGTACCAGCAGTAGGTAAATCTAATATTTGTTTTGGTACTTTTGTCCAAGTAGTGCAAGAGATACCCATCATTGTTTTAGTGCCATGACTGTGTATCGGATTGTAATCTCTTTCAAAACTATGTACTGACCAGAGTTCATCTATCGCTACTGTTTTATTATTTTTATATCTTACACCTGTTGCTCTAGCAAACTCATTAATATAGTGCGCTCCTAACGA